GGGGATGAATCTAAAAAGGAAGTAAAACCTGAAGCAGAAGTTGATAAGAATCAAAACAATAAGAATGGTAAAAATGCAACTGAAGTTGCGAAAGAAACAACCTATGAGAGTGGTGAAGGTGATGCTTTAATTATCCCAGTTCCAATTCCAGAAACTAAACAAGTTGCAATTAAGAACAGTAGAGGTAGAACTGTGGGATATAAAACAGTAGTCATTGATGACTCTGAACTGGCTTTATACGGAGGTAAATAATATTATGAGTAACGAAGCAAAGAAATCATCACCAGCAAGTATATCAAAAGCAGATGTAATCTCTAACGCAGATTCAGAGAAGACTGCTAGTTTGGTTAACGGATTGATTCGTCTAACCTATCACGAAAGTATACTACAAGATTCTGTTAAGGCTTATGTTGTCTATAGTGATGTTGGTAATGCAGTTGATGGTAAGTCTGTGATAGAGGGCCTTCCTCTCATAGGAACAGAGGATTTTAAATTAGTTTTTGAAGATAATAATGAGGAAAAAATTAAAGTAGATATGATTGTTAATAAAGTAGCACCAATTTATGAAGATGGATCTAAGAATGTTGTTAGTTTAGAATTAGTATCAGAGGAATTTATTCGTAATGAAATGGGTGAAACAAGATTACGTTCTAGATTTGATGGAAACATATCTGATCACATTGAAAAAATATTTAAAGATAGATTAAAGTCTACAAAAAAATTAGATATAGAAAGAACATCTAATGATTATAATTTTCTTGGTAACGGCCGCAAACCATATTATATGTTGAATCTTCTTTCTAAACAATCAATACCTGAAGGTGGTGAGGATGGTAGTGCTGGATTTCTTTTCTTCGAGACTGCAGATGGATATCAATTTAAATCAATTGATAAATTGTTTGATCAACCACAAAAGAAATCATATGTCTTCAACAACTCTACTGATGTTAAACAAACTCCAGTCGGTTATGATGGAAAAATATTAGATCATCAATCCGATAGTTCAATTAATGTTCAATCAAAGATGAACATAGGTGCATATAAAACTAAGTTAGTAATGTTTGATCCTTTTAATTGCAAGTATGTTGTCGATGAGAAAACTGCTGATGAGGCTGTAGAGAAAAAGAAAGTAAAACTTGCTGGTAAAAAACTTCCCAAGTTCAATGAAAAATTTAACACTCCAACTAAAGATTATACTAGAACAACATTTATGTTACTTGATAGTGGAACGTTACCTGCTGGTGCGACTGAGACTCAGATAAAAGAAAACCAAAAAGATAATTTCAAAGCAGCACAGACATTAAATCAGGCCATTCGTAGATACAATCAACTTTTTTCTGGTATGATGGAGATAACTATTGCTGGAGACTTTAGTTTACACGCAGGAGATGTAATATTTGTTGACATATTCTCCGTTCAGGCAGAGAAAGATGATACATTGAATAGGGAAAGTGGTGGTCTATATATTATAGCTGACCTATGCCACTATGTTAGTTCTGAGGGAACTTATACTAAATTAAATTTAGCAAGAGATTCCTTCGGTAGAAAAGGTAATCACAGTAAAAGGTAACTATTATGTCAGAAATTAAACACGATTTAGATCACGAAGTTTATCTTGATCCTAAAGATGGTAAAGAACATACTAATCATGGTATGTTAGAGTATAAAAAATCCGAACTAGAAGAAGTTCATGCAGACTATGAATATGTTCACAAAGATGATGTTGTGGAACCAAATGAAGGTAAGATAAATGATTGGCACACAAGACATGAGGATAAGCATTTAGAAATCTATTGCGACAATCATCCTGATGCATTTGAGTGTAGAGTATACGACGACTAAAATATGGAATCGTCATTATTTAATCCTGGTTTTATAGGGTCTAGTTTTCATTGGTTTATAGGCCAGGTTGCTGACGATTCAACGTGGAGAGAAAACCTTAATCCAGATAAGTTTGAAAAGACTGATGATATACCTGGTTGGGGATACAGATATAAAGTTAGAATTATTGGTCATCACGATCAAAATGAATCAGATATAAAAGCAGAAGAACTTCCTTGGGCTCAAGTAATGTATCCTGTGACTGCTGGAACTGGTCATGGTGGATCATACCAATCACCCGCTATCAAACAAGGAATGTTTGTCTTTGGATTCTTTCTTGATGGAAAAGACCAACAGACTCCTATAATTATGGGTTGTCTTGCCAATAATGCCAAGACTAAACTTGAGAGAAAAACAGGAACAGAGGGTAGTGGTGGTGAAAACTTTACACCACAAAGTTTTTATTCTAAAAATCAAGACGAAGAACCAAACGAACAAAGAAAACTTAAAGATGGAGATTTAGCACCAAAGCAAGCAGGAAATGAAGCATATAGTTCTCCATCAAAAGAAAACGTAGCAAAGGAATCTACAGACTCAAATAATCAACACACAACTGCAGACGAGAGAAAGTATGGTGTATTAAATAAAAAACATGCATTAGCTTGCCCCAATCCAGATACTCAATCTGATACAAAAAATATACAGACTGTTATATCAAAGGTGACTTCTCAGATAGAGGCATTTCAGAACTCTCTTCGAGACGCAGATATTGCTGCTGGTTTACCAATACTAAAGAACAATAAAGATATAGACAAAGCAATTGAAGATGCATCTCAGGAGATGTCAAAATATATGAAAGGCACGATGAATAAAGTGCAACAGTTTACAACAAAGGAGTTTAATGAAAAACTTGCACCTTTAGAAAATCTTGCTCCACCATCTCATGCATTAGAGATATTAAATAAGAAAGTAGAAGGTCTGGAAAAAATTGCATGTATGTTTAATGGTTTGGCAGGTCTTGCACTTGCAGGATTGATTGCTGCAGCACTAAAAAATGCTTTTAATAGAAAGAAAAATAAATCAGAGCAAGCATCTGCTAATGCTGCGACTGCTGAAGCAGGAGTTGTTGGTGTAAGCACAGAGGCAGTAATACCAACATCACCAGCATTAGATACACCAGGTTCTAATGATGTTCCACCTCCAACTGCTGAAGGATTTTATAGACCCACACCACTTTGCGAAACAGAAGAAATTATTGGTGAGGTATTAGGTGGTAGTATCAATACAATTATGCAGGGGTTTGATAATGCAATAGGGCCTGTAATTGATGAGATTCAGAACTCTCTTGGTGGAACATCCACTGAAACTGGATCATCAAATGAAGGAACAATTGACAATGCGATAAACGAAAACAATGTTCTTTCATCTCTATCATCTGGTGATTTAGTTTTAAGTATTTCTCAGACACTAGCAGATGAGGCTGGAATAGATCCAAATAGTATTGGATCATCAAATCGTTTCTGGTCAGACGGAAACTATGGTCGTGGATTAGTTTCATTTATTGATGCTGCTGGTCAAAACACACCAAATAATCAACAATTAATCGCTGATGCTCTATCTTTGATTGATGATAAATCAAATCCAAATGGCATAGCAGCAGGATTAGTTTTAGCATCTAATATCTTAGGTGTAAATGAAAATATCTTAACTGGTATAGGGAATGCTTTTGGAGCAATTAGATCTGGTAACATACCGAATTTAATTTCTGCTGCTGGTAGTCTTGCATCAATTAATCCAAGAATTTTGAGTGCTATTGCTGGTAAAGGTGCTGCACTTGCGGGCCCATTATCAGGTGGATTAGGTTTGGGTGCATTGGGTGGTATGAATTTTGATATTGCATCATCTTTAAATTTTGTTAATTCAATAACTAAGATATTTAATTGTGATCCTGATCCAGAGTGTTCACCTAATGATGAGCATACAATGCAAAGTGGGGGTGGATCAACTGATAAACCTAGCACATCAAATGTTGCAGAGTCTGCTAAAAATACTTCTCTTTCAGCAAAGGAGAGAAAATCTTATGGAACTGGTATAGAAAAGTTGAGTTCTAGTAAGCAAGGTGTTACAATTAAGAAGATATTTGCTAAACCAACATCAAGAGCAACTGATCTAACTAATCTAGTAGGATATGTTAATGGTCAACCTTATTATGGTGCATTCCATGTTCATACAAGAGAGGATGGAAGAACAGTTAAGATGGTTGGTATTGCACACACAACAACACCTCACGATATTATATACGATACAGTTCAGGAGAGTCTACAATAATGCCAATAACACCAACGTCATTTGATAATATCAAAGTAGGATACATCAGCGAAACTGATGGATACATTAAGGATGTGTCTATTGCTGATGCAAATGCATATGCTGAATCAAATACAGACACAGAATTTATTTTTATTGATGGAGATGAGAAGGTTAGATTTTTGACAATTAATGAAGTCAATGCATTAACTCCCAAAAATTTACTTCGATCCGATCCTTGTCTAACTGGTGATCAACCTTGCGGCCCACCAAAACTTAAATTCTTTGGAGGTGGTGGTGTTGGAGCAACTGCGAACCCAGTTGTAGATAGTAGTGGTAATTTAATTGCAGTTGATATTGTGAGTGGTGGTTTTGGATATACTTCATCACCTCAAGTTCAAGTTATTGATCCTTGTAATAATGGTAGTGGTGCTGTTCTTCAAACTCTTATTGAGAACGGAGTAGTGGTTCAAGTTATTGTTAGAGATAGTGGTCAAGGTTATCTTCCACCACCACAAACAGTTCCTCAATATCCTGCTGTTCTTACACTTACAGGAGTGACTGTTACAAATCCTGGTTTCAATCATAATTGTGGTGTTGATCAAATAGAGATCATACCAAGTAATGGCAGTGTTCTTTCATATAACTGTGATCCTTTTGGAAAGATAAGATCAGTATCTGTTGATAAAGGTGGTAGATTTACAGAGTTACCACGAATCAGAATGAATACCGTGACTGGATTCAATGCAACCTTTGTTCCTAATTTTGATATCATTCGTGACCCACAACCAGTCGAACCTGTATTAACAGATGTGGTTCAGGTATATGATCTTGTTGGGTTAAATATAAATGGTTACGTTGATGGTAAACCTTACTATGGAAACATATATTATGTAAATGGTATCAGATATGCAGGAACATCTGCTAACTCTGGAACTAATATTGTTGTTTATGATACTCAACTTGCGAGTGTTCAGAAGAGACAGATTGAAGGAGAGATTACTGCAAGTCAAAGAGAGGAGACTGACACACAAGAGGATACTATAGAAGCTATAAGTTCTCCATCAAGAGGAAGTTACTCTACTACACCAACAAGTGCTCCATCGACTCCATCAACAAGCACACCAAGCACACCGACAACACCTGCAACTGGTGGTGGTTACTCAACTCCATCAACACCTGCAACACCAGCACCATCAACACCTAGCACACCTAGCGGTGGTGGCGGTGGTGGTGGATACGGAGGAGGATACTAATGAAAAAAAGGAATTTTTGGAATCAAGTTTTTAGTGCCATGAATGGTGCGATTACTTTTGGTAAGTTGAGCCCAAAAGGTGATTGCACTTCGAGTGTTGCAATAGAAGCATTGGATGGTAGACATTTTATGTCATTCGATGAGGATGGGCCACGAACTGGTTACACTATAATGAATGCACCTGGTTCAACCTTTATTCATAGTGGTGAGGATTTAGATAAGAAACAAGAGGCAGTCGTAATTCTAGCAGAGAATGGTGACATACATCTTAAAGCAACAAATGGTAAGATAAAATTAGAGGCACTTGACATTGAACTTATTGCTAATGGTAACGCACCACAAGGTGTGATTTGGGCAAATGCATACGAGACCTTGAAACTTGACTCAAAAAATGTTACAATAGATGGTAAGCAATCTCTTAAACTTATGACATCAGGTTTGATGACCATCAGAGGTAGTCTTGGATTGCAATTAATATCACCACTCATAGAGGGAGTATCTTGTGCGATGGCAAAAGATAAACTACCAGAACCAGCAGAAGTAAACAAGGAGTAACATGGCATTTGCATTCGACGAAATATTCGCATACGGTGGGCAACTTATTGTTGCTGCCAAAAAGATAGTTCCTAAAGCACTAGGAGTAGGAGCAGAAAAAGTAGATCATACTGCATATATTCAAGGTAATACCCAGATTGGAAAACCAGATGCTTTTTCATCTCCCATGGCAACTTTGATGGTTGGTAGAGAGGATACCATTGGAACACCTAATGCAATAGAGACAAGGGGTAATGTTGACATTATAGGTGATGGTGGAACTAGTAATGCTCTTTATGTAAGTGGTGGATCTGGTGCAAACACAGTTCATATTATAGGGGATCTATATGTAAGTGGTTCTACAGACACTGGTAACAAAGGAAGACTTGCCTCTAGATTTGGATCTGCTGATGCAAGACCTAAACCATTTGATATAAAACACCCAAATAAAGATGGATGGAGACTTAGATATGCATGTATTGAGGGCCCAGAGGTTGGTGTATATCATAGAGGTAGAGTGAGAAATGAAAAGATAATAAAACTACCAGATTATTGGAAGAACCTTGTTGATGTTGAGAGTATATCAGTTCAATTACAACCTATTGGTTCTCATCAAGATATAATAGTAAAGAGATGGGATAGTGAATTTATTTACTTACAAGCACAAGGTGGAATGCCTGTTAATTGTTTCTATCATGTATATGCTGCAAGAAAAGATGTAAACCCATTATATGTTGAATATCAAGGTGATAGTTGGAAAGATTATCCCGATCCTAACTTTAATCCCGATACTGCACCAGAAAATCCAAACTTTAATGATCCATCCTACAGAGGTAAAAGAAATACAATAACGATTTGAAGAAATTAATTTATATTCAAGAGAAGTTTTTAGATCCCTCTCTTTGTGTTCCATTTATTGAGTTAGCAAAAAGAAATAATAAAGAGATGCCATACGGTGATGAGGATCGTGGTGGTGATACCTTTTTAACAACAGTCACACATTCAAATCCAAATCAAAGTTTAGCGAAAGGATTAGATGTTCCAGAATCTGATGGAAATTATGGTGCTATCTACTTAGGTGGTGAAGTTGATCCGACAACAATAGAAGTTGATGATGATGAACTATTTAAAACAGTGGTTCATGGTGTCACAGATATATGTAAAGGTTTTGATCCTGATATCATATTGGACTATGTGGGTGTGGTTAGATGGCCCGTAGGAACGTTTATGAAACCACACTTTGATAAGAATGATGTGCATGGAGAGGATGTATTTGCTGCTATGTTGTATCTAAATGATGACTTTGAGGGTGGATCAACTGTATTTGAGCACATGGAAGTTAAACCAGAGGCGGGTAAACTTATCGTATTTTCAAATTCAAAGTATCTTCATCATGTAAGCAGGGTTGACAAGAGTGAAAGGTATGTGCTATCATTCTGGTATAAATATCCCAAAACTAATGGATGATGAATACTTGACACGTTGTGTCGTTGATCCAATCAAACGTAAACTTTATTTGTATTCTAGTGAGGGTGATGAGAAAACCGTAGACTGTGAAACAGTGGATCAGTTTATGAATATGCTACGGTTTGTGCGTGATACAGCAAGCGAAGATGTATTATCATACGTTAATCCTCTTTAACGGCCACGAAAATTGACTTTAGCTTTCAAAAAAGGCGGGAAAAAAACCCCGCCAATTTTTTTGCCCTATTACTTTTTTATAAATACCTAATAAAGTAATATCGAGTCAAAATGGGTATTCGTATAGATGGAAATAACGATCTAATAAAAGCTGTAGATGATACACTCACAATTGAGGGTATATCGATAAACACCTCTGGTATGGTAACAGCAACAGGTGGTGTAAAAGTTGGAACTGCTGCGACTATTCATTCTACAGGTCAATTCAATATAGGTGTTGCTGCTACGATGTTTGCAAACGGTAATGCAACATTTGCTGGTATAGTAACTGCATCTGAATTTGCTGTTGGAACTGCAGTTACTATTGGAAAGACAAATGGTAATGCATCATTTGCTGGTGTGGTTACTGCATCGAGTTTTGTTGGAGATGGTAGTGGATTAACAAATGCAGGGCCAAGTTTAACAGGATCAACTAACAATACAATCGTAACCGTTACAGGTGCAAATGCAATTGCTGGTGAATCAAACTTAACTTTTGATGGAACTAATACTTTAGCAATAACTGGCCCAGAGGGTGGTGCAGCAAGAATAGATTTGATTGCTGATCAAGGTGATGATGCTGCTGACAAATGGAGAATTGCAAATACAAGTGGTAATTTATTTAAAATACAAAGAACAACATCTCACACAGATGCAGTTTCCATTGACACAAGTGGTAATAGCCAATTTGCTGGCCAGGTAAAAGTTAGTTCTTCTAATGCATCTACAGTTGCTTTTTCTGTTGGTGATACGAATACAGGTTTCTATAATGCAGGGTCAAATATTTTTGGATATTCAATAAGTGGTACAGAAAAACTTCGCATCGACACTGCTGGTAGAGTTCAGATTGGCCATAATAGTAGTGTAGTTGGAGGAAAAGTAGAAGTTCATGCAGCAACCGCAGAGACTCAAATTACAATAAATGAATCTTCTGATAGTGGTAATGGGCCCGCTTTATACATTAATAGAACAAGAGGATCAAATCTTTCTAGTCCATCACCTGTAGAAATTAATAATTATATTGGTGCTATTCATTTTGGATCATATGATACTAATAGTTATGAGAAAGGAGCATCAATAGAAGCAAGAGCAGATCTTCAAACTTGGGCTGATGGAGATTGCCCAGGCAGACTTCAGTTCCTAACAACTCCTGATGGTAGCACATCACCAGCTGAAAGAATGCGTATTCACTCAGGTGGTCAAGTATCCATAGGTAATGCAAGTTATACAACCCAAGTTCACGATTATCAATTAGTTGTAACACCTAATATTTCGGATAATTCTAAAGGTGCATTAGGATTACTTATTGATGGAGAACATGGTACAAGCGGAGGAGCAGCAGTAGATGCTATTTCTTTAAAAGTTAAAAATACAAATACTTGGAATAATGCAACACATCAATATGCTGGTTATTTTGAAGGTAACCAACAATTACTACAGAATCAAACTAATGTATACAGTCAAGTAACAGGACTTTATAGTACAACAAAAGCCTTTGCTGCTAAGTTAAATAAAAATTTAGGTGCAGTTACTACTGGTGTTTCGTATGAAAGTGTCATCGTTACAACCAATAGTGGGGGTGATGCATTTCACTTTAGAGGTTATGACAATACTACTGAAAAAATAAGAATCAATAAAAATGGAGATATAGACAACTCTAATAATAGTTATGGTTCATTATCTGATATTAAATTAAAAGAAAATATTGTTGATGCTAATTCTCAATGGGATGATATTAAAGGATTAAGAATAAGAAACTTTAATTTTAAAGATGATCCTGACAAAGTAAAAATGCTTGGAGTTGTTGCACAAGAAGCTGAAACTGTATCTGCTGGTTTAATTAATACTAATAATGATATTGAAGTTGATGATGCCACTGGAGCAGGAACTGTTACTAGCACAACAAAATATGTTAAATATTCTATTCTTTACATGAAAGCAGTCAAAGCTTTACAAGAAGCACAAACAAGAATTGAAACTCTTGAAACAAAAGTTGCTGCACTGGAGGGAGGTTAGATAAGTGGTTGTTAATCTAAATATATTGGATTCATATACACTATAAATAATCCATAATGCACTAATATAAGATTGGAATAATAACATGGGTCTTTCCAGATTAGAGAATTTTTTAAAGAACGTTCGCGGTAACATCTTGTATGTGAGTCCTAATGACTTGGATGCGACTGATAGTGTCGAAAATAAAGGTAATTCTCTCACTCGCCCTTTCAAGACAATTCAAAGAGCTTTAGTAGAAGCAGCAAGATTTTCATATCAGTCAGGGTTAAACAACGATAGATTTGCTCAAACAACAATTCTATTATATCCTGGTGACCATGTTATAGACAACAGGCCTGGGTATATTCCTGATGGTTCTGGTAACTTTAGAACTCGATTTGGTTCTACTACATCAGATTTTAGTGCATGGGATTTAACAACAAATTTTGAATTAGCAAATACAAATAACGCACTTTATAAACTTAATAGTATTCATGGTGGTGTAATTGTACCAAGAGGAACCTCATTAGTAGGTTTAGATTTAAGAAAGACAAAGATAAGACCAAAGTATGTTCCAAATCCATTGAATGATGGGATTGAAAATTCAGCAGTATTTCGTGTAACTGGTGCTAGTTACTTCTGGCAGTTCTCTATATTTGACGCAGATCCAAATGGTGTTGTGTATCTTGATTATACTGAGAATACATATAGACCAAACTTTTCACACCACAAATTAACATGTTTTGAATATGCTGATGGTGTAAACAAAGTAAGTATTAATGATACATATCAGACTTATGGTTCAAATACCAGAACTGATCTTGATATGTATTATGAAAAGGTTGGTTTATGTTATGGTGTTACATCTGGTCGTCAGATTGAACCAGACTATCCATCTACTGGATTAGATATTCAGGCAAAAATTGATGAATTCCGTATCACTGGGCCTAAGACTGGATCTGTTGGTATCAGTAGTATTAAGGCAGGAGATGGTGCAACAGGATCAAATGTTATTACAGTTACAACAAGTTCTGCTCTTTCAGGAGTTGATGTAGACACTGCAATTGTAATTGATGGTATCACTGCAACTGGATACGATGGTCAGCACGTTGTAACTGATAAAATAAGCAATACAGTCTTTAAATATAGTGTTCAAAACACACCATCTGATGCACTTCCTTCAGTATCTGGATCTACAGCAGCATTAACAATTGATACTGTAACCTCTGCATCACCATATATCTTTAATATATCACTCCGTTCTGTGTTTGGTATGAATGGATTACTTGCAGATGGTAACAAAGCATCTGGATTTGCCTCTATGATGGTTGCTCAGTTCACTGGAATAGGTTTACAGAAAGATAATAATGCATTTATAAAGTATAACTCCACCACAGGTGCATATGATGATGGCACAGTGTCTGGTAATGAGAGTTTAAACACAGATTCAAGAGCAGTATATAAACCAACATACTCAGGTTCACATATCAAAGCAATCAATGGTGCAACTATTCAGGCTGCATCTGTATTTGCGATTGGTTATGCAGAGCATTTCTTATCAGGAACTGGTAGTGAAATGTCAATCACTAACTCTAACTCAAACTTTGGAGCAAAAGCCCTAGTTTCAGAAGGATTTAAGAAGAATGCATTCTCACAAGATGATGTAGGATATATCACACACATAGTTCCACCAAAAGAATTTTCAACTTTAGATAAAACCGTTGAGTTTCAGACTTTAGACATTGCTACGACTGTAGGTGTCACAACAACGACTGAACGCTTATATCTAAAAGATCAAACTAACTCATCAGTCAAACCAGAGAATGTCTTAGACGGATACAGAATCGGTGCAGGAACATCCGATAGATTACACGTTTTAATTCCTATCTCAGCAGGTGTTACATCGGAATTTAGTTCTAGGATCGTGATGCCTAACTCACAGTCAAGTGGTGAGAAGTCATTTAACGTGAATAGAAGTAGTGCTGGTATTAACAGTATTACAAGTAATCAGTTTGAATTAACAGCAGCACATACCTTTGAAAATGGTGAATCTATTAGAATTTTAAGTGATGATGGTGCTTTACCTGATGGTTTAGATTCAAATCAAGTATATTATGCAATTACTAGTGGTATATCAACAAATGTTGGATTAAAAGTTGCTAAAACTTTATCTGATGCAGAGAATGCGTCCGCATTGACACTTAATAATCGTGGTGGATCACTAAAGATTGTAAGTAGAGTATCCGATAAGAATGCTGGTGATGTTGGCCATCCAATACAGTATGATAATGTTGTCAAGAATCAATGGTATATTAAGGTTGGTATTGATACTACAGACTCTGGTGCAAAGAACAAAGATACTATTTACTCATATTTCTTAAATCAAGGAACAGCAGGATTAGGAAATGCTTCTCCTCGATCATATATCAAAAGAAAATCTG